TTGTTTGATGCTTGTCATACCTCTACTCATTTTAGCTTTAGGGGATGCATCTCCGTTTTTAATTTCTAACCAACGATTTTCATTTAAACTAGCTTCCTCATCATCTTTTGCTAATATCATACCACTTTTATCTGCAATTTCACCAGAATCACTACAATCAGTTGCAGTTGGTTTCATTGTTAATGGTTTTTTAGAGTTAGCAGGAACATCGTTTTTCAACCAATCCTTAGCTTCTTCTAAATCATCAACAACCTCACCACCAGTTACGTTAGCTAATCTTTTGTTTTTCTTTGCAGTTTGACCTGGCTTTGAAAATGCATTAGGAGTATCATATCCAGCAACTGCTGCAGTTCCAGTCATTTCTTCCAATTCCTTTTCGTCTTGGATTTCTTTAACTATACCTCTGATTATTTCTTTTAGTCTATTTGACATTTACCTTTGATTTTAATTCTTTGATTAACTCATAAGAAAGCATGATAGATGAAACATTATTATCAGTTACAGTTTTGCCAATTTTCATTTTTTCTAAAACAGAAATAGTTTCTGACAATTTAATTGTAGTTACTTTATCTGATATTTTAGATTTAATTGTTTTTAATTCTTTCACAATTTGTGGAAGTTCTACTCCTAAATAATCTTTAAATTTAGTTGTATTAGACATGTTATTAATATACTCTTTTAACAAGCCCTTTTGTTTTTCATCTAAATTTGTGTATTTTTTATTAAAAGTCTCAACAAGAATCTTATAGGTTAATAATCTTAGGTCTTTATCTTGTTGTTTATAGGTTTCTATTAATTTGGAATCTTCGGTTTTGTTAGTTTTTGCTAAAGGTGGTCTTAAAATTATATTTTCAATAAGCGTTACTTTAGAATTGAATATATCCTTAATATCGTAGTTTTCAGAATTTTTAGATTCAAATACTTTATATATTGAAGCTAATACTTTATAGTTAGTTATAGGAGAAGAAAGAAATTGCTCTAATTCAAATTTCTCATTAATTTTCTTAATAAGATTATACTTTTCTTTTATAAGCTTACCTTCATTCAATTTAGAGTGAGCTTGAGATACAGTATCTACAAACATTTCAGCTTTACTTTCAGAATTATATTTTTCTTTTAATAGTAAATCATAAAGACGTAATTCTTTATTTAATTCAGTACCAGAAGCAAAGAATTCTTTTACAATGTTTTTTGCATTTTCTGTCTTATCACCATTAAGTACTTCTAATGTTATCTGTCTTACTAAAAGCTCAAATAACACTCCAGTATTCTTAACCTTAGAATGTTTTATTTTTTTCATTTATTTCCCTATATTTAACCTAATGTCTATAAACTAACACATATAAATATAAACTTTTTAATGTTTATTAAAATTTGGTGTCATCTAACAGGTTATTTTCATCTAAAAGGTCAGATTTTTCTGTTTTTTCACTTAAAATCTTCTTTTTTGCTGAAATTCCGTTAATATATTCACGTGCCAATTTTTTACTTGATTCGATTGAACGAGTTTCTCTTTTACGTTCTTTCTCATTTTCTTTATTTCCTAATGGGTCTCTACCATATGGATGTTTATCTTTACCATAAGTATTACCTTCTCTTGGTCTACCACCTTTATTATCCACAATCTCTTGCTTCATTTTTTGAATTTCCTCCTCAACGTTTTTTTGTTCCGGTGGGTTTGCTGGGTCTTCTCCTTGCTGTTCAATTGAGTTATAACGGAATCTATCTTTAAGGTCTAATACCATCTTAGCTCTTTCCATATCCATCTCATCTTCACTTATACCAAATACATTATGATATACCCAATCAGTAGATAACATATTCATTCCTTTGATATCAGTTGCTAATCTAACTTTCTCACTCCATAGGTTTACTTTCTCTTGCTCATATATTGTAGATGAGTTAGTTAAAGTAAGTTGGAAGTTTGTCATTTCTGCATCATCGATACCTTGTCCAGCTAAGTGAACTATTGCAATCTTATATAATTCACTAACAATTGTTCTTTGAATTCTTTCGATAGTTCTAGCAAAACGAACATCTTCTGCAGCTAATGTAGCTTTACCATTAACGTTCTCATCATATGATAAGTAAGCCTTTGGAACTTTTAATGCCGCAAATAATTTAGCTTTTAAGTAATCAATATCTTCAACTGCTGCGTATTCTAATCCAGCTAAATTTTCAATAGCCGTACCACTATCCCCACCTCTAACAGGTAAGAAGAAATCTTCCGTAAGGTTTTGAATATTGTATTTTAAGTTGTAATCACCACTATTTTTATCAACAAATGGAGTTTTCTTCATTTTGTTGATAATCTTTTGCATATAGTTATCAACCTCTTGTGGGTTAATGTTACCAATATCAATTTTAAAAACTCTCTTTTCAGGTGCTCTCATAATACGATGGATTAACATCGCATCTTCCATAAGGGATAATTGTTTCCAAACTCTACGTCCATTTTCAATCATAGCCTTACCATATGGTAAAAAGTTTGTATCTGATAATAAACGGAAGTGAGCCATTTCATAGTTCTCATATTCCTTTTTACCAAATCTATCCAATTCAACCTTAAACTTAACATAGTTTTGATTCATTGGGTCAGTACCTTCTAATCTTTCCGTATTATATACAGAGTATGGAGTTACATTAATAATACCCTTACCTTCTGCTATTTCTAATGCTAAAAAGAAATCACCATATTTTACCAAATTTCTTACCCAAGGCCATAAGTTGAATTCTATATTAACTACATCATAAAATAAGTTATGAAGTATTGCACTTACATTTTCGTTTGATGATTTAATTTGTAATACATCACCATATTCATTCTTAGTTGTAGATTCATCCGCATATATATCTAATGCCGATGCTATAATAGGGTCATTATCCATAGAATCATAATCTCTAAAAAGTTCTCTACGAACTTGATGATATGCCATTGATTGTGCACCCTGATTAGTCTCATAATAAGACCTTTGTAACTTTGTATATCTATCTCTAAGATTTACGAAGTTTGTATTCATTTGGCGGTCATCAGTATCTACAACCTTACGTTTACCATCTTTATCAACGGTTACGATAGCTTGGGTTGAGAATAATTTCTTTAACCTTCCAAAAAAACTTCTATCATCTATTTCTTGTTCTGCCATAATTTATTATTAACTTCTATAAAATCCTATTTTGACATTATATAACATAAATATCGTAAAATATCAAAACACTACAACCATTGGGATAAATCTTCAAATCCATCACCAACTCTCATTTTCCAAGGGTTATCATTCATAGTATTTCCGCCACCATATATTCCTTGATTTATATTTGATGTGATACCACCAACTGCGCTTTTTGTCAAATCAACACCTTGCTGTCTTAAACGAAGTGCAGTATCTCTTACCCATAATCCAATTGAGAATGCCATAACCAAGTCATCATTATAACCCCTCATAGCTTCAGCTCTACCATTCATATAGATAAATGTAAATAACTCATCTATTAAACGAGAAGAACGAACTATAACTGATTTTTCTCTAAAGTAATCGGTTAATTTAGATATGATTAAAGGTCTAGTCTTAGAAGTGGTTGAAAACCCAGCTACCAATCCTCTTTCCTCAGCTCTATATTTATTTGTCATTTGATTTTCTACATCAATATATTTTAAATCCTTACTCATATAGAATAAGTTTTTATATCCTCTATCAATTACTTGCTGAATTGTAGCCCAACCAATATTTGCGTTCTCCACAACAAGTAAAGCATCATTATATTCAGTTGAAAGTGCTACTAAGAAGTTTCCAAAATCTTTAGTATCTACCTTACCTCTATATTCTGCAACCTGTACTGAATTAACAATATCAATTACATGACAAGTAGAATAATCGGCTCCATCTCCTCTAGCTACATCGGCAACTACCATATATGATTTAGAATAATCTGCATGCTCCCATTTCCAAAGATTTCCATCAAACCCACCTTTTTCAATTGGTGGTATTACATATGTTTCTTTATAGAACATTAATAATTCGGGTTCAATTACAGTTTCACCAGAAGATATAAAATCACAATCACACTCTTGTGCTGCTTTCTTTGTACCCAATAGCTTCTCTTGCTCATCTCTCCATTTTTGGTCTCTTTCAGGATGAACTGTCCAATGTAATTTGATTGTATTAAATGGATTTGTACTTTCTTCTGCACCTAACCAAGTTTGGTGAAACCAATTACCAACACCATTAGGAGTAGAAAGAGCAATACAAGCTCCACCCGTTGAAAGAGTAGATTGAGCCGCCACCCAAATCTCATCGATATCATCAATGAATGCGGCCTCATCAAATATTAGAAGTGATAAGGCTTCAGAACGTCCTGCATCAGGAGAACTAGCAATAGCCTTAATTTGAGAACCATTTTGTAAACGAAGGGAAAGCTTGTTATCTTCCATAGACCCACCTTTAAGCCAACTAGGAAGCAATTCATGCATTACTCTAACCTTAGTTACTAAATTTTTTGCAACATCTTGCTTTGTTGCAATAACCAATACGTTAAAATCAGAATTAAATATCATTTTCC